CTGCACACTTATATGCTTCTTCAAACGGTTTTACTGGCGACCAGCTTTCGTATCCGTCTTCATAACGAACATGATAACCCTCATCGTCAAAATTTTCCGTTGACGGTTTTTCTCTAAGAAGATGTTTTCCCCACGCGTCACCTCTTGTCATAGGTTCTGCTTCAATCTGTTTTGTCCCAATGTACTTTTTCATATCAATTAATATGGTTTAATTGTTTCTTGATTCATTAATTTCGCCATAAAATCATGCTTCTCTTGTTCGGTTGCTTTTCGCACATCACCTCCCCACATGAAATTTCTAAACCCTATACTCTTTTTAATTTCCCCGTCATTCCAACCTATAAGAATACCATAACCGTCACCAGTCACGCATCCGTTATAAATGAAAACTCTTTTATCTATCGGATTGTACATTTCCGATTCTTTACTTGATGGGATTCCATACAGAAAATCACCAATACAATATTCTGTTTCTTTCATATTTTCTTATATTTAAGTCCGAAACAAACCTTAATCATAAGCCTTCTGAACAATCCTATTTTATCATAAACGGGAATACTTGACCTTGTCGGCTCATGCACAATATAGCCAATCACCTTAACCGGTTGTTTAACATAATAATTATCCATAATAATCAATTTTTAGCCCATTCGGACTTAGTTATACAATTCATTGACTTAAACCTGCCGGTCACTTTATTGTGACCGTATGAGTACACATAGCAAGTGCCTTCTCCGGTAATGTTAACAGTAGATTTTGCACCCACATACAGCTTGCAAACGTTCCCTTTCGGAACATGGAACTCAACCTTTGAAGCAAGCACCGTAGTAAGCGTGCAATCCTGCTCTATTTGCCCGTTAAAGTCCACATACAGGCACGAAGTATATCCGTCCTTGCTCCGCTTCCATTTGCTATTAATATAGTCAGAAAACGTTCGTTTCATATACTGAATATCCATACCGAATCCAAAGCTATGAGCATCTGTCAACAGCTCCACACCGTTTGAATCCAAAGCTATATCCATTAACGCTTCCTTACTTGTAGCTACGTCCCATTTATTCTTATATCCAGTGCAAAGACCGAGCATCATGGCATTACGTTTAAAAGAAAGCAAATCATTCATAAAATTGGAAATTTTTTTAGTTCAACTTCTATAAGCTCTTTTATCATCATTACGGCATAGTCCGAATCAGGAATGCTCTTATAAGTCTTTACGGACCGTATAATGTTCCTGCTGCTAATTTTTGAGTGTTTGGCAATATTACCGTATGAGATTCCGAACCTGTTATGCAATACGGCAAAAACTGCACCTCTCGCAATCCTCCCTGTAAGAATAATATTTGTCCTTCCTTCATAGATAGTTGAAGGATATACAGGGTCCTGATTGCAGAATACTTTATTTACGCAATCACACACGATACGCTCAACTTTTCTTATAACGCCCGATTTTAAAGAATCCTTTTCTTCTGACATACTTTTCTAGTATTTTCTTTTGGTCTTCATTAAGTATTTCTCCGCATATATACATGTTTCCAATAACAGCCTTCTTAAAGTCTGTCACCTTATTACCTATGCTTAGTCCAAGTCCACAATCAATACCTTTATATACAGCAGGAATAAGCACATGAGTATTTATCTTTCCTTTTACGGGTATTGCATTAATTTCAAACTTGACTTGTCCATGTCTTATCCGTATGCCTCCAGTTTCCCAGTCAGGCAAGAATATACCCTTAGTAACTTCCCCGGTTTCCTTGTCCTTGAAAGATACCCACTTCGCACCCGGATGATTACCTATATTGATATAGATACGGTAAGTATTATCAGGATTATACCTGTCTTTCCTCGGTTTCAACACTTCCATCGAATACCTCCTTAGCCTCTTCTGCCATGATAACCTTCTGCTCAAATTCAGCATTCGCCTTTAAATCTTCTTCAGGTGGCGTAGTGTTCATTGCTTTATTCAAATCTTTCATCTGACCTTCCATCCACTTCATATAATTTTCGGCTTCTTTCTGCGCTTCATTAATATCTGTGAACACAGCCATAGGCTTGATAAGGTTCGCTTCGGTAAGCACCTTCATACCGTCCAAGAACTCCTTGTTGGTGGAAGTAGTTTCCCCGAACATTTCATTCTCCTTGCCTTTGATTGACTTCTTGAAGTCCACCATGTACTTCAACCACGCATAGAGGGATGTTTCGTGCGCCACACCGTCCAAACCTACCGCGTATGGGGTAGTGAACACCTTGTAACCTGTATAGTTTTTAAACATTATTCCAGTGCGGCATAC